CAATATGCTTTCCCCTATATGTCTTATCACCCTTCCAACAAACATTGAGTAGACCTGAGTCACCCTCAACCATAACCCTGCGAACATCACCTTTAGTAGGTGCGACACAATGAACGATCTTATCGCCCTTCTTGATCCTGTGTCTGACCCATTCGGCACCAGCACGGGTCTTACCCCAGCCACGACCAGCAAGTGCAACCCAAACATTCCATATACCTTCTGGCTCTAACTGTTCAGGTCTAGCCCAAAATTCCCAGTTGTGTTGTAACTCTTCAGTCTTCTTGGGGCCTAGTTCTTCTAATAGTGCAGCTACATCAGAATCTGGTAAGTCTCTAAGTACTTGCGCTGTTATCACGGGTCTTACCTAATAAGGTCATCAAGGAGTCTATAGCTGACTCATCTACATCGGGGTCTTCTACCTGATCTACTTCATTAACTGTAGATGTTGGACTCCATCCTCCCTTACTACGAAGAAAGAGTTCCTGGGACTTGAAGTCACCATCTAATGCTTGCTGTACAACTACAGAACCTACAGCACCTACAATAGAAGCCTTCTCTTCAGCTATGTCCTCACCATATAGTTTATAGAAAGTAGCTGTACTTGAAGGTGAGTTCTGATACTTCTGGATAGACGACAAAATATCTTTAACAGATACTCCACTACGAATACCTTCTCTAACCTTCTTAGCTATAATATTACTATATGGGAGTTTATCTTTACCAGCTGGCATAAGTACATCTCTACTATAATGTATTATGATTAAGGAATCATCCTCTACCATCGGCAAGTCACATCTAGTCTATAACTACATCCCTAAGTATAGGGGTCTAGGTTCACTATGGTTGACAGAGGAAGAACAGGGGAGGGTACTAAAGAGTACACATGATATACTAAGGTATATACTATATCTCTATATTACTACCATACCTACAACTATAGACCTGGCGGAATACCCTTTCATATATATATAGGCACCTAAAATGAAATAATATAAGTAACATTTTTGAAATATATTGAAACAATTCGTGAGATCTTATTAAGTCATTGTTTTCCCACAAATCTTTTTTTTTGTGTATGCGGTCAGTCCCCCTCCAGTGGAAATGTGGATACTACCGTGGGAATTAGGTATAGGGGCCAAAGTAAATTTCTTATGTTGTAGATATAGTGGGTAACACCCCCACCCGAAAGTATAGCTGTATAATCCGGAGGGTCCCTTGACGATGCGTAGGGATAGTGGAAATATACTTAAGGATAGGTTGACAATACGAAAGGATAGCCCTGGTTGTGACATTTATGCAACACTTTTGTGATTTACTCAATAAAAACAATGGTAAACGAAAATAAATATTGACAAACGGCGAGCGATTTTGCTGCACCCACTACACCACCACCGTTATAACATAACATTTCAAAGCTGTAACATTCTGTGAACTGATGACATCGCAACCCCATAATATCACTACATAAAAGCAATGCATCATTAGAGCCGATATAAGCGCCACACAATAGGGCAAAAACAATAGGCTATTGTGATACCTAAAATCACGTTTAGCGCTTACTGGAGAAAAAATCGAGGGTCTACATGCAAACAATAGGCAACAAAAAACCCGCACAAGGGCGGGTCTAATGTTTTAGCTTATGTGGGGTTGTTTAGGTCATGCTGCTGCAGAGAATAGATCCAATTGATTATCTACTACTATTGTGCCCTCTAATGGGCAGTCATGCAATTCTAACCAAGGCTTCAAAACATAAACCCGCTCAAGGTTTTCTATATGTCTTCCTTCTCCCTCTATACCGTTGAGACTATGCGGAGCGTTGTAGAACCTATGACGGGTTTTCCAAACTATAGACTTCTTAGATGTTACTAGCCAATGGCCGCTTTCTATTGCTTGATCGTGCGTTAGCATTGCATCAATAGGCAACTTGGCTAGTTCATCAATAGAATAGACTTCATCATCAATGCTTGAGGTAAACCATGTTTCGCCCTCATCACTTATCAGGAACCAATCGTCAGAATGTTCTGAGTAAACCGTTTCGTCTATGTGAGCATAGTTGCCGCAACTTGTATGGACGACATCATCTGAACCATGACTCACACAATGGTCACATATTAAACCTTCATAACCTATCACTTCATTGCCGTTATGATTGGGTTCATACTCATCACAACCTTCACAATAAAAGAATTGATCATGGAAACAGTCTTCGCAATAGGTGCCATCTTGAGCGTGATGCATATCGTATTCACTCAAACCCGTATTACAGCTTTCGCAATGGTATTCATGCTCGCTAATTACGCCACTTGTAGTAGTCAATTCTAACTCGCCATGCCTAGATATTTTAAGCTTGTCACCTAAGTCTTTAGCGCTCGAGTAATTGTCAAAATATGGCGCTATAAGTTCATCCGAATTATGGTTTTCGATTCTGAGTAGTTCAGCATTGATCCAAGTTGCTTTATCGGGTTGCTCGCAAGCTTGCTTTCGCTTGGCTATTTCAGTCTCAAGCATATCGGCTGCCAAGTTGCTATTTGTGTAAATAGGCGCATTGGAATAGCGGCCGTTGCGAGTGCAAACGACAGCACGTGCTAATAATTGTTCTTGGCTGTTTTCGATCCAAACAATTTCAAAGTCACCTGACCCGTAAATCTCGGTTGGATGACAAATTAAATGGTCAAAACTATAGCGCATGCAACTTGCCGCCAAAGACTTGCGAGAACACCCTAGTCTCGGATCTGATGCGCTTGCTTGTTTCATTGTGTAGACTTTCGCAAAGTCTTTGCGGTTCTTTGACGATTTAAAAACCAAGCCTTGTGTAGCCAAGAAATAAGTCTCTTTAAACCATACCGCAAAAGCTTCGAAATTTATGTTTGGATTTTCCGGTAAAATTTTACGCAATATCTTAGCGGGTTTTCCTGATGTCCTTTTGCCTTTTTCTAAGTCATCCGCCGATAGATAAACTGACATAAGGCGATTGTCCTTGTCATCCGGTTTAGGTGATAACCATATCAGATATGTAAAGACTTGTGATTTATCATCCGCCAGCGGTGCTGTTACAGCTTCCAATTTTCTGAGTAGAACCCTATCTAAGCTTGTGTCATTAGTTGCTAGTGATGATTTAAATTCTGCTGTCTTATCTTCAAAAAAGCACATTGTTTTATCCCTCTATGCTAGGTTTAGTTTTCGATAGTTAAGCAAATTGCGAAAGAGATAGTTGCCGCAATTAATGTGGAAGTTGCCAAAACGCCTAAAGGCGAGACAAATAAAACCGGCGCAGCAAAAACACAAATTGCGATAGTTGCCATGGCGCAGATCCAAGCGATAAAAGCGAATAGGTTAGTCATGTTTTATTCCTTATATATAGGTTGCTATAAAACTAACCTAAGCTTTGCTAATTCTCTTTTCAATAGTTGCGAGCCATTTTACTATTCAAGGTTGTAGACTTTATTTTATACACGTTTAAGGCGAACTGGTGATTTTTTCAACTACAGGTTGTACGCCTGGATTTATACACTTTTAAGGCGAGTAACAAAAAATTTAGTTTAGGGGTTGAACTATACAACCGGAAGGTATAAATAGTTTAGAGGTTGAACGATACAACCTAAAAATGTTTCTGCGGTGCAGCATACACGTTACAACCTAAGGTTGTGGCGAGTGATTTTTGTAACCACAACCTATAGGCGAGGAGAATATGCCATTGTATACACAACCTAAAAGCGAGTCAGTTTCAAAAAAGTCACACGACCCCCACCAGTGGAAAATGACCCCACCAGTGGAAAATGACCGTAGACCCCCCTCAGTGGAAATGCGGAGCCACACCCCCGCAGTGGAAATGCGGAGCATTGAAGAAATTAAGAGCCAAGATTTCTACGGTCTGAACTAACTTTTTTACGGTCTGAACAAATAAATTACTAACAAGCGTCACAAAAGTGCCGTTAGCTAGTGTATACATAAGTGATACCCCTACAGTGGAAATGCGGACTGGAAATTATTTTGTAGTCACCCCTTGACCCACCGATGGAAATACCTATATGTACATTAACAGCAACAACTATGGAGATTATATGACAACAACACAAACTTATATCGAGATGTTATCTTACATGCGACCAGAGGGTGCCAAAGCTCAACGCAAGTTCTGTAACAGATTCCTACGACCTATCTTTGGCAATCCTGACAACCGTGGCAATTACATCTTACGTGTAGGTAACAACCCTACCATTGCCTTCATGTCACATCACGACACAGTTCACACTCATGGCGGTAGACAGAAAGTAGTTGTCGGCTCAGATAACTTTGTCACTACTACACAAAACTGCTTAGGCGCTGACTGTACTACAGGCATCTACATTATGATGCGTATGATAGAGGCTGGTGTAGAGGGCTTATACATCGTACATGCCGCAGAAGAAGTTGGCTGTCGTGGCTCAGGTTACATTGTGCAGCACACCCCAGAGGTAGTTGACGGTATCCAAGCCGCTATCAGTTTTGACCGCTATGGTTACAACTCAATTATTACTCACCAGTCAGGGGTTCGTACATGTTCAGAAGAGTTCGCAGACAGCATCGCAAGCATCCTAGATCTAGGCTACAGCCAAGACAGTGGCGGCTCGTACACAGACAGTAACGAGTACAGAGGTATCATCCCTGAGTGTACCAACTTATCTGTAGGTTACTTCAATCAACATGCCAAGTCAGAGCATCAAGACCTAGAGTTCATGGAGACCCTAGCTGATGCTTGTATCAATGCCGATTGGTCTAAGCTTATCATAGTTCGTGACCCAACTGACAAGGATGACTTCTGGTCAGATGCCTTCTGGTCTCAAGATGACCGCTACTATCCCTACGCTGATGACATTGCTGTAGATGTCAGCTTAGAAAAAGTTATTGCAGATCACCCAAAAAGTGTAGCTTTGCTATTGCAATCGTATGGTTATGATGCTAAAGGTTTACTCACAGACTTAGGACGCATCAGGGAAGGATACTAATATGCAGATGTTTATTGAAGTAGATAATTATGACATTGACGTTGATACACTAGAGTATGGCGTTGCAACCGTAGAAGGAGACGAGATGGGAAAATACTTTAACATTGAAGAGCAACCAATATTCAGCTTCAGTTCTTATGATGATGATGGTGAGTTAGTTGACCTACCTGATCATGTAGTTAAGAAAGCCAAAGATCTAATAGAAGATTACTATTGGGAGTGGCATCAGGATTATATGTACTAATGTTACATAAGCTCAATAAAGAAGCGTGTCATGAGTGTGAGAGCATCCATGACATGCACGACATAGACGAGTGGGGTTGCCCTAGTTGTAAGCTGGAAGACCCCACCGATGAAAATATAGATTGGGATGAGCAGGAGTGTGCTTATTCAAGATGGAGGGAAGAGAATGATTAATGTACTTAGTTTATTTGATGGAATGTCCTGTGGTCAGATTGCACTGGAAAAAGCTGGCATAGAGGTTGGTAAGTATTATGCAGCAGAGATCGACAAGTATGCAATCAAGGTAGCCAAAGCTAACTATCCTGACATGATACACTTGGGTGATGTGCGTGAGGTTAAAGCTGATAGCTTACCCAAGATTGATTTGCTTATCGGTGGCTCGCCTTGTCAGGGCTTCAGCTTTGCAGGTAAGCAACTCAATTTTGATGACCCCCGTAGCAAATTGTTTTGGGAATACGTGCGCTTGCTAAAGGATCTTAAACCTAAATACTTCTTGCTTGAGAACGTCAAGATGAAGAAAGAGAGCATGGATGTTATCACTGAGGCGCTGGGTGTTGAGCCTATCTTCATCAACAGCAACCTAGTGTCAGCGCAGAATAGGCAGAGATACTATTGGACAAACATCCCTATGGATAAACTGCCTGATGATAAGGGTGTTGTGCTTGCTGACATCTTAGAGGATGGTCATGTAGATCGTGACAAGTCCCACTGCATTGACGCTAACTACTTCAAGGGTGGTAATCTGAAGTCATACTTTGAGAAGCACCGTAGGCAACTTGTGTTCAGTGATGATGGAATGTGTCATGTAGGTGATGCAGATCTCAAGGGCCATGACTATAACAGACGTGTGTACCATCCCGATGGAAAAGGACCAAGCTTATGTGCCAGCAGCGGTGGCAATCTTGAGCCTAAAATACTACAAAAGGGAAGAGGTTGGAACAAAGGTGGCCTCAAGGCTACAGATGGCAAAACACCTACACTTAGCACTAGCTCATGGCAACACAACAACCACCTGACGTATGACGAAGGGATGACATGGCGTAAGCTGACACCCTTAGAATGTGAGCGTCTACAGACTGTACCAGAGGGCTACACTGATCACGTCTCTAACACTCAGCGTTACAAGATGTTAGGCAATGGCTGGACCGTAGATGTAATCAAACATATCTTTGAAGGAGTAAAGCAATAATGACCCCTGAGATGGAAATGGAGCTACGGGAACTGGGTATTCTTCTGCCTACTGAGGATCAATGTGAGCAGGAGAATGAGCTTGTACGCTACGACCTAAGCTACAAGATGCCTGAGCTAGATGAGTATGGAGAGCCACCGTGGTAAATCGAAAGCCTAACCCTATGGCTAAAGATCTGAGGCAACCTAAATATAAACCAAGGGTTGTCCCAGATAAAAAGAAGCCTATATTAAGCAGGAAGCGTAAACATAAGAAGGAGGTTTAAATGTATTGTGTAATTAACAGTGACAACATTATCATAGCTCTGTTCTTGTTGGAGTCAGATGCTCAAGATTTTGTGTATTGTTGTCGTGACCCCTACAGTAGAAAAAACTACAAAGTGGAATACAAAGAGGAGTATTTATATGTCAAACTCGATTGAAGTAACATATGTAGATCACATGGGATCTGACTTATCTGTAGCTAATGCAGCAAGGGTAAGCTTTGGTAAGAAGAGTGAGATGGATACAAGTGACGTGTGGGGTCCACCTAAGCTTAAGGATAAGGACGCCAAGCTGATCCGTTATCTTGCAAACCACAATCACATCAGCCCCTTTGGGCATTGCTTTGCTAGTTTCCATATCAAGGCTCCAGTCTTTGTGGCTAGACAGTTGGTCAAGCATAAGTTCCTGCGTTGGAATGAGATCAGCCGTAGGTATGTGGACAGTGAGCCTGAGTTCTATGTACCTGATGTATGGCGTGAGCGTAGTGCTGATAAGAAACAGGGTAGTGAGGGTGAGGTTAAAAGCAGTGACCCTACATTAATCACGAATGATCTACATTATAGAGCTTTAAGTGATTACCAGAGATTATTGCGTGAGGGTGTATGCCCAGAGCAAGCCCGTATGGTACTGCCACAGTCTCTGATGACTGAGTGGTACTGGTCAGGTAGCTTAGATGCCTTTGCTGATATGTGTAAGCTTCGTTGTGCGCCTGATACACAAGCTGAGACAGCAGAGGTAGCGTGGGAAATTGATTGCAGCATGGTAAAATTGTTTCCTGTGTCGTGGAGAGCATTAAGAGATGAATAAACGTATACCTATGAAAGGCGGTGATGAATATGATGCCCTAAGTAAATCACGTAAGTTCCTACGATGGAAATCAGGACAGGTAAAGAAGATCAAACGTGCTTACAATAAAAGATTTCGTAGATACAGCAGAGCATCTTTGATGCGACGCCC